GCTCTCCAGTAGCAAACGATGTTTGGGTTAAAACAACACGCCCAGGCAACGGTTTGGCACTAGCACTAAGCACACACAATGGCACAGCATTTACAACAGCTACAGTACAAGGTATTAGTACTACACAAGCTGACGGCCAAGGATCCATTGGTAATTTTGTAGCACAAGACGGTTCAAGCACAGCTTCATTAACCGTAAGCACATCTACAGTAGGTGCTTATTTGTTAGACCAACAAGCAAATACTAAAGCTACTATTGTTATTAGAGAAGTAGTAACAGGCGGTGTCGTAGGCGATTTAACAGCAACTACAGTATTAGCACAAAAGCTACTACCAACTGTATCATTGCCTAATGGTACATATTGGTTTGATAATACAATTGACAAATTGGACCTATACAAAGTAAACAGTGGTTCTTACACAGCAACTAGTGCAACATACAGTACAGCCGCGCCAACAGGACCAAGCAGTGGTGATGTTTGGATTGATACAACACTATCAGCTGAAGGTCAAACTAACGAACGTGCTTATCCAAATATTAAAGTTTACAACGGAAGCGCATGGATACAGCATGATAATACTGATCAAACAACTACAACAGGTGTATTATTTGCAGATATTTACGAAGGTGGATCACCAATCCCAGGCGCACCAGACGCAGTTGTTTATCCAGACGGAATGTTAGTAGTTAACATGGCACAGAGTAAAAATACTGTACGTAGTTGGAACGGTACTGCTTGGAGAAATGGTACAAGTAATCATGCAGATGGTAGCGGACGTTTTGGCAGACATGCGCAACGTGGTGTTATCACAACTGCGATGCAGGCAGCTGCAACAGGTACAGATCTCAGAGATCCAGGCAACCGATTTAGCTTAATTGCTGCACCGAACTATCCTGAACTAGTAGACGAAATGGTTACATTAAACAGTGATCGTGGAGAAACAGCATTTATCATTGTTGATTCGCCAATGCGTAAAAATCCAACTGATGTTGTTAACTGGACTAAAAACAGCGGAAATGCAACAGAAAACGGAGAAGATGGACTGGTAACAAACAACACATATAGTGCAGTTTATTATCCTGCAGGTCAAACAACAGAGCCAGTTACTGGAAATACTGTTGTAGTACCAGCAAGTCATATGGCGCTGTACACATATGCATACAACGATAATATTAGTTTCCAGTGGTTTGCCCCAGCAGGTACAACACGTGGTGTAGTACAAAACGCAACCGCAGTTGGATACATTACAACAGAGAATGAATTCAAAGCTGTTGCACTAAGTCAAGGACAGCGTGATGCAATGTATACTGACAAACTAAATCCAATTACAACATTCCCAGGACAAGGAACAATTGTATTTGGACAAAAAACATTACACACAACAGCGAGTTCGTTGGACCGTGTTAATGTTGCACGTCTGGTAGCATATCTCAGAGATAGATTCGATGAACTAGCTCGTCCGTTCTTGTTTGAAGTTAATGATGTACAAACAAGAGCAAGAGCTAAAGTTGCATTCGAACGATTCCTTGCAGATATTTTGAGTCGTCGAGGACTCAATGACTTTGCAGTAGTATGCGACGAATCTAATAATACACCAGCAAGAATTGATCGTAATGAATTTTATGTTGATGTTGCAATTGAACCTTCAAAAGCAGCAGAATTCATCTATATTCCGATTAGATTAACAAATACTGGTGCATTATCAACAACAAACTAAAAAAATTAACATAATACTTAATTAGACGTCTTCGGGCGTCTAATTTTTTGACTAGAAATCATAAATACTGTTAGCCGGAGTTATAAGGAGACAGAGATGGCAGTTATTACAACACTAGGTGTTCCAGACAATCAAGGTAACACAACAACAATTATGCCTAAACTTGCTTATCGTTTTAGAGTAAACTTTATTGGTGAATCATTCAGTGGTGTTCCCACTAGAAGTGTAATCAGTACAACACGACCAAGTTTAACCCACGATGAAGTAACAGTAGAAGCATACAATTCACGAATTTATCTAGCAGGTAAGCACTCATGGGATCCAATCTCAATTGTACTTAGAGATGACGTAGATAGTGCAGTACTAAGAGAACTAAACAATCAACTTAATAGACAAGTTGATCATGCTAATCAAGCTAGCAGTCGAGCAGGCAGTGGTTATAAGTTCCAAATGACTGTAGAAAGTTTAGACGGTGGCAATCCGACACCGGGTGTACTAGACAAATTTGAACTTGCTGGATGCTACATTGCAAATATTCAGTACGGTGACATGGCTTATTCAAATAGTGATCAAGTACAAGTCACAGTTAGTATACGTTACGACAATGCGGAAATTTATGATGCAGCAGGTAATGCTACACTAACAGGAGCAACACCTGATCAAACAGTTAGTAACGCAACTGGCGGCGGCAATTAAAGTATTATAGGATAATCGATGGGACTGATAAGTAACACCGGCCCGTATAACGCCGCCGCTGATAAATTTGGAGTACAACACGGAAGTAATGTTCTTACTGGTATTCCACGTTCTAAATTTCAGTTTAGCGTTAATTTTATACTCAACCCTTCGATTAGCCTAGAAGATGAAAGTTTTGGAAGAGCCTTTACATTTGACAGAGTTTCAAGTGCAGGCCTTCCAGATTACGATTATAATGTAGTGCGACTAAATCAATACAATCGAATGAGATATATTCCCACTCGAATGGATATTCAACCTATTAGTATAATTTTTTATGACACTAAAGATAGTCAATTTGATTATCTAATGCGATCATATGCAAAACATTATTTTCACGGTCATAATTTAGATAGTAATAATGCTAATGCATATGATGTGATTAACGGTAATTTTGCCACTGGTGGCGCTAGAGATTTTGGCGCAAAAACTATACCAAGTAATCAAAGATTTTTCTTTGAGCAGATTATAATTAATCAACAAGATACTGCACAAGGCGGAAGACGTACAAGTTTACATAATGTTATGATGACTAACGTTAATCATGACAGATTAGATTATAGTGACAGCAATCCTGTTCAATATACTGTACAGTTTCAACCAGAGCATGTCAACATAACATCAAGCGGTCCTAATAGCGCTCAGGCCGCAGATGAACAAGCTGTGCAGGGCGGCAGAGAAGCCGCAGTAGTTAGTAACAGAAGCATAGTGAGCTCAACGATACCTGCAGAAACACAGTTTAGAGTTTATAAAGGTGTGTATGACCCTAGTAAAGAAAGTTTAGAAAACATAAACGGTACTACTTTTATTGTTCCTAACGCTAACTAATAAATACTACTAGAATGGCAAATAAATTTCATCAAGGCATATACGAGGTTAAAAACCCTCGAAAATATGTAGGCAAACATCGTCCTAGGTATCGTAGTGGATGGGAATTAAAGTTTATGCGTATACTGGACACACATCCAAACATACTAGCATGGGCAAGTGAAGCACACAGAATACCTTATAGAAATCCAGCTACCGGTAAGAACACACACTATGTACCAGACTTTTTTATAGTGTACGAAGACAAAAATAAACAACGAAAAGCAGAGATGATTGAGATTAAGCCTGCAGGACAAACGCTAGCTCATGCCAAAAGCAACACACAAAAGGCAGCGGCGATTGTAAACGAAGCAAAATGGCAAGCGGCAAAAGTATTTTGTGATAGACAAGGTGTTGGATTTCGTGTACTAACAGAACATGAGCTGTTTAACCAGCCCAAGAAAAGGAAGAAACGATGAGTAGTAAAATTGAAGATGTATTTGATTTACCTCCAATGAATGAAGAGGCGAATGAACCTATCCAACAACAAGAAACTGGATTGGATCTCAATCAACTACAGCAACAGCTAGATGTGGCAGACAAGATCGACGCTGCATTGCCAATGGTAAGAGACATGGAGACACTAGACGCTGACATGGACAATTATGCTAATAAAGCAATACATGCTTTTCAGGACCTAATGGACCTTGGACAAAACGTAGAAGATAGACATGCCGCAAACGTGTTTGCTGTAGCAAGTACAATGATGTCTAATGCTATTACTGCTAAAACAGCAAAGATGGATAAAAAATTAAAAATGGTTCAACTACAGCTACAAAAAGCTAAGTTTGATGCCGCAGAAAACAAAGCAAATGGCAACGATACAGCCATTCAAGGCGAAGCAGAAGAATTCGAAGATCGCAACGCACTGATTAATGCTGTTATTAATAAAATGAATAACTCTGATAAATAACTACAGTTAAGGAAATCGCGATGAAAAGTTTGAAACAATACCTAGTAGAATCTGAGAAAACTTACTCGTTCAGACTTCGTAGTCTAAATGAGATTTCAGATGAACATATGGACCGCATTGAAGCGCATATGGCAAAATACAACATGGAAAGCATGGGATCACCCAAAAAAACTATTATGCACAAGCCACGTGGCTTTGCTGATGTAGGCGCACAGGAAGTTTATATGTATGATTTTACAACAAAACTACCGGCAACTCCTAATAGTTTACACGAAGAGATTGCAGGCATTTGTGGCTGTAGTTTAGGTTCAATGTTTGTAAACAATATGAACGAAGCAGAAGAATTATGGGAAGTCGCTGAAGACAGTGACGAAGAAGCAACTAGTGTACTAGCAGATGCAGATTATAGCGAAGCTGAAAAGATCAATCCCGAAGATCATTTTGGTGATAAGTTTAACGAAAAGTTAGTTAACGACAGCAAAGGCACAGTGCTTTACAAAGAATATAAGGTGTAACGACAATGGACTTAAATGACTTATACAAATTAGCAGGAATTTCCAGAGACGATGCACCTGCAATAGAACCACAACCAGTAGAGCAAGTAGCTGAACAACCAACTGACGGTAGAGCAGATATGAGAGCAATGATTGCTTTGGTCACTCCCGAACAGTTGAATCAATTAGTCGGCGAAGCTCCAGTTGAGGAAGGCGACGAGTATGCTGCTTCAACAACTCCTAATCCACAGGAATACAAAGGCACACTTGGTAGTCCAAGTGATAACAGTTTGCGTAGATATTTAGACGCAGCAGGTGACCATGTAACTATAGACGAAGATGTATATCCAGATCACACAGTAGAAAATGTAAGTGAAGCATATAAATCTTTTAAAGCAAAACATAAAACTGAAGCATATTCTCCAGGTGACGAAAATGAAGAAGGCATGGTAAGTAATTGCTGTGGCGCTCCTATTATGGATGTTTATCAAGGACATGGTAGATGTAGTGATTGTAAAGAAATGGCAAGTGCTGTTAAAGAAAGTATTCAAGAAAGCAGTGCAGATGAGTTTTTAAAATCTTTAAACCAAGACCCTTTATACTTTCCAGGCGCACAGATTACGAAAAACGATGATGGTAGTATAACCCTAGTAGCAAGCAATGGCGAAGAGGTAGCAGACATTGATGTTAGGACAGGCGATATTGTACTAGTAAATGGCGATGATTACAACATTGCCGACGACGAAGATGCAGAGCAAAATCTTCAAACAATGTATGCAGAAATCAATGGCGATAACGGCGACATGGACATGGATGAAGCAGCAGACGGAGAGATTACCAAAGCC